AGTATCTAGCTGAGCTTGCGCTTGTGCTAGCTGTATTTTAGTTTGAGCAACAACCTGTTCTTTCTGAGCTTCAGCTTGAGCTTTAGCTTGAGCAGCCTGAGTGTTAGACTGTGTTTGCATTTGAATATTTTGCTGTTGTATTTGTCTGTCTCTCTGCTCTTTCTTTTTGCGTCTAATTTTAAGCAGTTGATTAGCTAGCTTTACATTTCTAATCTCTCTAATATCAATAGCATCTTCAAGATTTATATTTTCTTTAGATAAAGCAACTTGTATATTATTTTCTAGTTTAGCTTTTTCCTCTTCATCTGGAGCTAGCTCTAAGAATATGCCAAAGTCGTATAAATGTAACTGACTCATCTCTTCAAGAGTAGCAGCATTGTGAGCGCCTATAGCTTGTATGAAAGCTTCTGATGTAGGTGAATATTCTATAATGTCAGATATTCTAAGAGATAAACACTCTGCTGTTTCTACAGTTAAATACATACCAGCTTGAAGTATGTGTCTTGTTGCGGTGTTTGAGTTTTGAGCAGCTAGCTTTTGTAAACCTACTAAAGCATTTTTATCAGGTGTGCTACCATCTCTAGCTTCGTTTAATCCGGTCACGTCACGTATCATCTGAAGATAGTAATTGTAGTTGCCTATTAATGCTTGCATCTTATTACCACCAGATCCTGAAGTTATTTCTTGAATAGGTACTTTACCAGGGTTCATATCACCTTCTTGTGTAAACGATCTACCAATAACAGAACCTGTTTGGAAGAACATGTTTAAAGCTTCCTGTGGATTATAGTTTGTACCATTACCTAAATCTATTTCAGCTAAACCATCAGCGTCTAAGTAAACACCGTCTGGTACCATGCGAGACATAACTTGCTGTAGCTTTAAGTGCGTAAGTTGTATCATATCTGCAAAACCAGTGATACGACCAACTAAACTCTCTGCTCTACCATTGTAAACTCTAGGAGCTACAATAGCATAGTTCATTTTAACTTTAGTATAATCACTTTTAGTTCGCATCATATTTTTAGACATCTCCCATTTAAGAAGCTTATCTGTCCCTAATATCAAAGCACCTTCATACAAACACTCAACAGATCTTTGCAGTTTAGCAAAGTTTCCTTCCATGTTTTCAGGAGGATTAAACGTGTCGTCTTTAGGTATAGCTCTCTCTCCTCCAGTACCAGTCTCTTTCATTTTATAAACTTCGTTCATAAAAGTCTTGTAGTTGAAATAAAGAACAGATACTATATTGTTATCTACTCTATTTCTACTGCCATGAGAATAATTGTTTCTATAAGCGTAATTAGTCTTTTGTACTTCTTTTAAATCTTCTTCTTTTAAATGCGGAAACTCTTTTACTAACTCATTTATAGGTATTTCTTTAACTTCACCAACATAGTATAGATCATCAAAGTAAGGCGACTCAGTGTAAGAATAAACAATATCAGCTGGATCTACATACTTAACAACAGCTCCTTCAGAAGTATTAAAAGATGTTTTAACAGCACCAATACCTAGAGTTACTAAATCGTAATAAAACCTTTTTTTAATAAGATCGTATTTACTACCTCTCATCAATACGTTTATAGCTTGCTCTTCTGCTAACTCAACTTCTTGTTTATAGCTTAGCTGCATGTGTAGAGCTAACTCTTCTGTATCTTGAGGTAAAGAGTCTCTGTCGTTTTCGTACATATCTATACCAAACGTTTCACCAATTTGATCGTTGAAACTTTTAGTATTCATATCTCTAAGTATAGACTCCATATACTCTGTTCGTTTAGACACGCCGTATGGATCTTGTGAATAAGCTTTTATCTCATAATCTTTATCAGCCATACCATTTACAACAATATCTACGAACTTAGGTATAATTGGAACTGGTTTCCAGTCTAAGTTTAAATAAGATAAATCACCATCTATAGATAGTTCATCTTTATACTTTTGTATTGACTGTTCTCCTCTAGCGTATAACCTTAATCTGTGAAAGTTTGCTTGTTGATCTCTGTATCTATTTTTACTTCTACTTTGATCAAACTCAAACCACTCATTCTGTATAGCTTTAGCTACTTTTAACCCGTATTCGTAGCTTATTTTTTCTAAATCACTAACTACTTGACTAGGGAAATAACTATGTGAAACTGATTGAGCCATTTATCTTTTAATTATTTTAGACATATTACCAGAATTGTTGTATCTAGCAAAGTTTATATTTAAATTCTTTTTTTCTTTTTTTGCTACAGGCGTATATAAGTGTCTGTTGCAAGCCATTATTGCTAAGCCAGAGCTTATAGAAGCATCAAACTTAGTTCTCTTGTTAATATCAAACTTAGCCCAATCATTAAGGGTTGCGTTAAAATAAACATTACCGTAGTTACCTTCTTTATCAATACCTACGTGATCATTTATATACATCTCAATAGCAGCAGCGTGGGCTTGTTTTATATCCTCACTCGAGTTAGGGATACCTCCCACTTCGCGCTCTGCTACCGACAATTTGTTCCAAACTTTATCAGGTCTATTCATACTGAATGCTCTATAACCTCTACGCTTAAAATAGTATAGTAGTCTTGGCTTGTTGTTCTCAGCAAGCAATGGCATGCCATAAAAAACACAAGCCATTAGCACATCTTCAAAAAACATTTCAGCGGTTTGTGGTCTTGCTAAATACTCTAAAAAAAAGTGATTAGCAGGAGCGTTTTCCATTGAAAACTTAGTTAGTCCGTGTAAAGCTCCTTTCGATCCTTTTCCGTCAACTGTGCCGCTAATATCATAGCTGTCACAACCAAAAGCTCCAACGTGTTCATTTGCTGGATACTTCACTCCATTCTTTAATATCACTCTATTTTGTAGTTTTCTATCTGGAACCCAACTAATATTAAATCTACCGTTAGGATCTGGATTAAAAACCACTTGAGTATCTTTAACTCCGTTAACCCATTGAAAGTTACCAGTTGTAACAGCAGAGCTATTTCTAATACCTTCGTTATAATCTATTTGCTCGTATATTTTAACTAAATTAAATATACTATTTTTTGTTTCATCTCTGAACGCATGCTCTTCAGTTCTTGGAAACTGTCTGTAAAACTCATTTAAAGCATCTTGGTCATCACGTAACCCATCAGCTTCGTTTTCCCAATGATCGATAACACCTACGTCTATTAGTTCACCGTCTGGTCCATAACACTCTCGTGTTGGAGTATCAAATACAGGTCGTCCAAACTCGTCAATAAAGCCTTCATAGTTCCATTCCATTGGGATAAACAAAGAGTATAAACCAGATCGTGTTTGACCATTTCTATTTCTTTTTGTGACATCGCTGTCGTTGTACAATTTTTTAAAGTTCTCACCACCTTTATCAAGAGCATTACTCGTTGAACCCATCATACACTTACCTATAATTCTACTACCTAATCTTAAACAAGTTTTAGTAACTCTCCAGTTATTTAGAATATTGTCAGGTCTTTCCCACTTACCACTCTCATCGTGTACTAGCAAATTAAGCTTCTCTCCATCATAGCTGTTGTCACCTGTATTTTTCCAATCAATAGTAGTGTCAAGTCCAACCAGCTCCTCCTGCTTTTCGTTCGCCGTAATTTTTCTACGCGTAAACTTACTTGCAGGAACCCTATAAGCAAGCTCAGACTTAGGTCTGTCCATACCATCCTGTATGGGTTTGAAGAAGAACGGATAGTTAATAGATATTGGTACCACTTTGTCGGTAAACATTTTTTTAGCATCACTACCACTTTTAGATAATATACCATATCTAGAATCACTAGATATAGTAGCTTGATTAACTGTTTCAGCTGAACTCATAAAAGAAAAACCACTACGTCTGTTTTTTAAGTAGCACATACCGTAGCATCTTTTGTCAGCTTTGCACGCTTCCCAAAATATAAAGAACAACCTGTTAGCGTCTCTGAAGTCTGGAGCACCAACGTCTATCTTGCTCCATTGTAAATACATGTAATGACTACCTGTTATATACGTAGGCTCATCACCGTTCATAAACCAAAAACCTTCCTCTCTTCGTTTAAACTCTTCGTCTATAAAGTCGTACCACTTGTCTTTTTGCTCTTCAGGATACTCTCTCCAGTCAAATATGTTTTTTAGTTTATTTAGCTCTTTAGGATATTCTAGCTTTTCCCACTTTCTTTTGTCTGACACGTGCACCGATTTCGGTTCAGGCGGCAACCCAACTCGCAAACCTTGTATCTCCAATACCTGTCCAATGCGTCCACTTTTAGAGATAACGACAATATCATTTTCTTTATTGTATCCATACTCCCATTTACGTTTTTTGTTAAGTCGACTTATAGTAGTCTTCTTAACTGGTTCAACTATTTTATATAAGCTTTGTTCGTAACTCATTTCGATCTGCCTTCCGCGAAGCCTTTAAATACTCGTTCTTTCTTTTCTTCTTGTGTCTTTCCTTCCAGAATATTTTCTTCTTCTTGTATACGGTTGAGGATTTCAAATGCATCAAATATAGCTAACTTCTTAGTAGCCGCAGCGTTCTTTAATCTATCAGCAGATACATCATCTTCTGTATTAGTTATGATCTGTTCTTGAGCAACCTTAATTAGCTCATCAACAGCCTTACGCCCAGCTAGGATTATACGTTTCTTCGTTTCCTTTATGCTCATATTTAATTGTAATAAATTTATTCATAACTCTATACAGGCGTTTTCCTTCAACAACAAACTCGTATTTAGAAAAAGGTGTAAAGCTTATTATATCGCCTTTACTGTAAGTTCCATCGTCATAAACAACAACTCCTTTAGTAGGATCTTCTTCTTGACCTGTGTCTATAGTTTCGCTTGATTTTAATGGTTGTACAAAAGTAAATCCTTTCATGGCTTTCCATTGACTTTCGTTCTTATATAAGAATATTTGATCAGGACCAACTATATACTTATCTTCACTAAACCAAGCTTTAGAGTTTTTCTCAACACCTTTAATGTTGTGCCATCTTCTAAAAACATTGTGATGAACTACTACCTCTGCTCCTTGTCTGATAGGTGTAGAACCCATAATAGGACAGCTACGCACAATAGCTTGACGGTTAACATACTCATGGTTAAATACTTCAGTGTTTAATATCAACTCACCGCCTTCAACATTTAGCTTGTTATTATATCTTTGCCCAAGAGGTGATATAACAAAGTTGTAAGGACTTTTCATTAATACTGCAAATTATATTCTATAGATATTGCCATATTCTTATTGAAGTCTTTCCAAGGTAAAACATCCTTGTTCTTTCTTATATAAATAGAATACTTATCTTCTTCTTCTACAATATCACAAATAGTATGACCTCCATAAACTTCTTGTCCTACAGAGTAATGCATCGCGTCTATCTTATAATCTTTACCTACAGTTATTTTACGAATTAACTTTGTTGTTTCCATCTTGATTATATTTAATTGTTCCATCTGCAATGTTTACTTCATCAGTTCCATAGTCTTTTTGAAACTCAACTCTTAGCTCTTCTAGCACATCCTGCATTGTAGCAACCATGTGAAGTAGTGAGTGTTTACGAGTTTCTAAAGCACCAATTTCGCTTTGCATTGTCTGCACACCTTTTGCTGCTTTTTGAAGTCTTTCTAGTTGTTGATCTGTAATCTTTTCTGCACGTGGTTTTAAATCCACTTTTGGAGTTTTTCTTTTTGCCATGATTTTATTTAATTAAATTAATATTATTCTTGCCAGATAAAAGCGTCTGGTAAATCGCTTATAGTATTATTGTTTTCAGCTGTAGTTAGATACTGTCTATAATCGTCTGTTATATATAACAAGCAGTAATCAACTCCAGTTTCTTCTAGTATGTAGCTAGTAGTATCTGTCTTGTCTTGAGCGTTAGGATAACCGTATTTTTTATCCATTTTATCAAGCAAAGCTTGACACTCTGATTTTGTTCCTTTATAATACATTATGATATACCGTTTCTATCCATTATGTCAGCTTCGGCGTTTGTTAAATCGTTACCTGTTAAAGTTTGATTAAACACAACAAACTCATTTATTTCACCGTCCCAAAGCTGACTTGTTTCATTATGATCACCTATTCTGTCAAAGTTAAACACATTAGAGTTGGTGGCGACAGGACAGTCTGCGTTACCTATAGCACTTCCGTTGTCTCTTATAGCTACGTTTATTGTTGAGCCGCTGGGAGTTCCAACTATAGTTAATAAAAACAACTCGTTATTAGTTAGAGTGTGATTTATTGTAGCTTGACTTCCACTACCAGCTCTAGGTCTAAACTTCCAATTTGTTTGATCGTATCTAAAAAAGTTTTTACCATTACCATCTAAACCACCACTCCAAAGCGTTTGATTGTTCACGGACGTGTCGTGAGTCTTTATAGCTGCGAGTATAGTGAAGTTATCTGTTAATAACGTGTTATCTATGGTATCAGTTCTCATGAAGTCATCTGTCTCATCAAAAGTAACTTTACCACTCGAATAAGCGGGTTGTTTAGCTGATGTTGGTTGAACAAGGTCTAAGCCAGCTGTTCCTTCAGCGTTATCCCAAGCAGAAACAGTGTTACTCTCTGTTTTAGTCTGACCTGTGTCAAATTTATACCAAGCAACTAAACCAGCTAAGCCGTCTATAGTAAACTCTCCAGAAAAAGAGTCATGCATCAATCCACTACCTATGCCTAACATTATGCTCTATTTCTATAATCTGGTCTTGGAGCTACATAGCAAATACAAGCACCACTATTTAATTCTACAAAGTCATACATGCCGTAAAGCGTAACACCTTTTGGAAAAGTGTGTGATGTAGTGACAACTTTACCATCATCATCTGCAGCGTCTGTTACAGCACCCCAATCAGTGTCTAGCGTTTGTGTATCTTCTGTAGAAACGAAATGTGTTTTACCCATACCTAGCTGAACTCCAGC